CACCGAGCTGTTTTGTGCTGGGCCTGAAAATCGGCCAAAACCCTTGGTGCCCGGAGCCGGAATCGAACCGGCATGGGGTTGCCCCCGGCGGATTTTAAGTCACCTGCATATGCGCAAGTGACTGATTCTATAGGGCCTGTGCAGGACTGAAATGCACACTTCCGACGCATCCACTGCACAAAAGCTGCACCGATTTACGCCAGCTTTTTGATGGCCTCGGCGAGGTGATCCGGCGCCAGATGCGCGTACCGCCGCGTCATCGCCATGGAGCTGTGGCCCAGCACCTCCGACACCGTGTGCAGCGACACGCCGGCCTGCACCAGCCACGACGCGCACGTGTGCCTCAGATCGTGCCAGCGCACATGCTGCAGCCCGCACGCCTCGCGCGCCTTGGCCCATGAATCGCGCACCTGGTCGTCGGACACCCCCAGCGGCAGCCGCGCGGCAATACCCAGCACTCGAGGGTGCAGCGGCACCAGCTGCAGGGTCTTCGTCTTGCTGGTTCGGTCCAGGTGGAGGAACCCGCCGCGCACCTCGTGGGCGGTCAGCCGCAGCAGGTGGCCACGCCGAATGCCGGTGTACGCCGCCAGCCGCACGTAGTCGCCCGCCGCCGGGTTGGGGCAGGCCCTCGCCAGCGCTTCGACCTGCTCGGTCGTCAGGAACGTCTCGCGCGGCTTCTCGGGCAGCAAGGCGATCACCGCAGGCCGCTCCAGCCACCCCCATTCCCGCCACGCCATCCGCGTCACCTGGCGCAGGATGCGGCCCTTGTGGTTGACCGTTGCCGGCGCCTTTCCGATCTCGGCCGCCTTGATCTCGGCCCAGACCTGCGACACCTCCGACAGCTTCCGCCCGGCGATGTACGGGAACAGTGCCCGGACGTGCGCAGCGGTCTTCACCGCCGAGCGCAGCCGCGGAACGTGGTCCACCATCCACTTCTTCACCGCATCGGCGATCAGTCTTTCCGGCTGGCGACCAGCCGCAATGTCCCGGACCGAGGCGAGCATCTTGCGCTCGTACTCTTTGGCGTCCTTGAACGACCAATGCCGAGAAGACTTGCGAGCTGTTCGTCCGCCGATGCTGACGGTAACTTGGTAGTGTCCATTGGGACGCTTGGTGACGGGCATGTCCTTACCTTGCATTTTGCCCACCAGGCATTCAGGTCGGCGGGGTGAATTCTGTCGGATTTTGGACCCTGACCGAGCCGGCAGGCGGCCAGCTCGCCGGCATCGATAGCGCGGCGCAGGGTCTTCGTGGAGCACTCGCAGCGGTCGGCCGCCTGCGCCAGGGTCATCAGTTTTTCAGCTGCCGACACGGCAACCCTCCTTTCGCCCACCAGCGTGGGCCATGATCTTCTCGGCCCCGGCCATGTCGCCCCGGGCCAGCGCCTGCAGCGCCAACCCGCGCGCCGCCCACTGCTGGGCTGCGGCCGTGCCGAGCTTCGCCGGATCCCGGCCCGACAAGCGGGCCAGGTCCATGCCGATTTCGTGGTGGTTGGGCTGCAGCATCAGGCCGCCTCTGCCAACGGCATTGCCACCGGGTCAAGATTGGCCTCGGCCAATGCGCGCAGCGGCGGGGGGCTGACGCTGTTGCCCACCATGCGCACCGCGGCGCTGGTGGTGAGCGGCGTCCCGTTGGCGGTGCGATCGATGATGTAGCCCACGGGGAAGCCCTGCGCCCGGTACAGCTCGTGCGGCTTGAGCATGCGCAGGCCGATATCCACGATGACGTAGGGCGTGCCTCTGATCACCACCGTGACCAGCGCCAGTCGGTCCCTGGTGGTGACGGTGTCGACCGGATCGGCGAGGCTCGGTACGTTGGCGCCGGTGCCGTAGTACTTCACCAAGAAGGCGGCCACACGCAGCGCACCGGCCTCCTGCTCTGGGCTGAGGGTGCATTCCACAAGGGTCTGGTTGCCCGCGCTGGTTATCGTCGGCACCTGGTCTGCGACGCCTGCGCCGCAATGCGCGCTGGTGTTGGTCATCAGGTGCGCGGTTACCAGGCGCTGCTGGCTGCCGCTGGCGGTGATGGTGCTGACCGGGTCGCGGGCATCGTTGCCGGCACCCTGATAGAACCCTCCGTTGGCCTGCTCAAGGAAGGCCGTCGCCAGTGCGTGGTGCTCGCCCTGCGCAGCGATTGTGGACAGCGGCTGCTGCGGATCTGCGCCTGCCATGTTGTTTCGCAGGGTGACCAGGCTTGCTGCGGAAAGGCCGAGAGCATGCGCGGCACCAGCCGGACGCGCCGCACCGGCGCCGGAGGTGATGGTCGGCACAGGCTCAGTTGCGGGGGTGCCGATGCTGTCGCCTCGGAATTTGACCAGGTGCGGCGCCACCAGCGCTGTGTCCGCCTTGGTCGTCATGGTGTAGAGCGGTTCGCCACCCGAACGCGGCTCCGACTGCCCGGCGCGGCCGCCGACGCCGGCAAGGATCGGAGTGACCACCGAAAAGTGGCCGCCCTTGACCCCGGCGCATACCGTGCGGAGGGGCTCGTCGCCGGCCATGGTGCGCTGGTTGCTCGCATTGGCATGCTCCGCGATGAAGGCGGCTGCGGCGATGCTGTTGTCGCTGCAAGTCGCCGGCGCCGGTACGACGAACGGGTCAGCGGCCTGCAGCACATGGCGCATCACACCCTTTGCGACCCGTCGCATGGTGGCGTCTGCGAGGTCGCGCTTACGGCCGAAGATGGACGGGCAGGGGATGCTGAAGTCCAGGCAGTCGGCGGCGCTGACGCGGCGCTGCTGGCCAGACGCGGTGCCGTGGGTGGGCGCTGGCCACACGATCGCCTCGCCATCCCGGCGGCCCAGCAGGAACAGCCGCTCGCGGCTGGTGCCGGCGCCGTAATCGCTGGCGATCAGCTTGCGCCATTCGACCTGGTAGCCCTTTGAGCGCAGCGCCGCGACGAACTGCAGCCATGTGCGGCCTTTGTGGCGCTTGTCCGGCACCAGCTGCTGGTTGCTGATCGGGACCTGCTCGCCGCGCTCGGCTACGGTGCCGTCCATCTTCAGTACTCGCCCGGTCTTCTTGCAGCGCTTCGCGACCAGTGGCCCCCACGTCAGGATCTGCCAGACGTTCTCCAGGCTGATGATGCGCGGCGCATTGCCAGTGCGCGCCAGCTGCCCGACCCACTTCAGCACCACCCACGACAGAGCGCGGGTCTTCCGGCTGCGCGGCTGGCCGCCCTTGGCCTGGCTAAAGTGGGTGCAGTCCGGCGAAGCATGGAACCAGCCGACTGCTCGGCCGGCGACGTCCACGCACGGGTCCGCGTGCCAGATGTCCTCGCGGTGGTGCTGGGTGAGCGGGTGGTTCGCCGCGTGCATACCGATCGCAAGCTCGTCGTGGTTGTAGGCCAGGGCAGGGTCGATGCCCAGTGCCTGCTTCAGGCCCTCGCTGGCCCCGCCGCCGCCGGCGAAGAGGTCGACCACGATTTCACCGGGGCGCAGGCGCGAGCGCTGCGGGGCGGGGAAGTTGAAGGAGCGGGAGCCGTCAGCCATTGTTGGAGTCCTTGTTTTCGGGGCGAACCTGGGTGCGAAGGTCGCGCGGCGGCTGGATGTTCCCCACCCCCGTCCCTGCATCGCGCCCGTCGATCAGGGCCAGCAGGCGGTCACGCTTCTGCTCTGCGGCCAGGTATTCGTCGTAGGTCATCAGATCGCCCTGCCACTCCGCATGGGCACGCAGGCACTCATGGATCACCGAGTCGCGGAACTGCCCAAGGTCGATGCCCTGCGCGGGCGGGGCGGCGTAGAGCAGGCTTCCACGTTTGAGGCCGTGGCGCTCCACCATCGGCGCAATCGGACCCGACCCCGCCCACAGCAGGGTGAAGTCAGACCCGACCACGGCCACTGCCTCCTGCGCCCCCGGCTGGCAGGCGGCGAGGGCCTCACGCTCTATGACTGCGCGCTTGATTTCGTCCAGCCCATGCAGGTAGTCGCTGATCTGCTGCGGAGTCGGGACTACCCGCTGGCGGGCGGCGAGGGCAGGGATTGGGTCGTCCTCCATAACGACGGCTTCCAGTTGCGCCGAAACAATGGCTTCAAGGTCGTTGACGTTGATGCAAACCGTATCGGCATGATCGGGGTCGCTGGGTTCGGATTCGCAGCAGTTCCTCACGATCAAAGCGACCAGCTGTGTCCGATCAACCTGCACCTCCCCAACCTGCTGCTTGCCAGTTGCGGCGAGGGCGGCAAGGAGATTCACGGTGTGATTGCACTCGTTGCAAACGGCGATAGGTTCGCCAGCGTTCCAGTGAATGACAAAGCACCCGCAGCAATGCGGCTCGCGCTCATGGTTGATCCAGGTGCCAAATGCCATATTCACATCGCCCAGCTCTCCGGAATTTCCGGACACCTCGCTCAGCTCTGCGGGCTGCGGGTGGAGGTAGACTTTTGTCCCGGGCTGGATTGGGGCGGGCGACTGGAACTGCACCATGAATCCGCCAAAGTTCATTGGCGAGTAGTACGACACGGTGAATGCTTCCGCCTGCGCCACCGGCACCCCCTCGCCCTGGAGGTGGGGTAGGGCTGCTTCGAGGGCTGCACGCGCTTCTTTCTCGCACTCGTGCCGATAGTCTTTCTTGCCAGTGACGTACCCGTGATAGATGACGGCACACGCAGCCTCAACCGCCGCCTCACTGATCTTGTTATCGCCCATTTCCCTCTCCCAGCAAGTAGTTCGTGTCGATCTGCCAGCCAGCCTCGCGGGCGGCGATCAGGCGGATTTCGTTGGCGTCGAACTCGTCCAGCTCCAGAGCGGTGATGGCGAGCTCTACGTGGTGCGGTTGCAGGTGGCGGTCGGTGCGCTGGAACACGCGCCAGACGCTGAAGGCTTGGCAGCCCCACACGCCGGCCAGCCACTTCAGGTCGTGCCGCGCTTCGTGCAAGTGCCGGCGCAGGGTGTCCCGAGCGGTGATGTGCGCGGGTGCTGCGCGGCGCAGACTGGACTTCCCTGCGAAAGCCTTCATGCAGCCACCTGCATAGCCGCCAGCCGCTCCAGGCGCTCGGCCTCGGCGTTGAGGTAGTCGTAGCGCTCCTGGGCGGTGAAGTAGCCCTGATCGCCCGAGGTGAGCGCGAACTGCGCGGCCTCGCGGTGCTTGGCTGCCAGTACCGCCGGGTCGTGGTCGAAGATGTCGAGCTGGTTTTGCATGCTGGACTCCGTGGATGAGGTTGCCGGCTTGGGGAACCCGGGTGGCGCGGGTGGCGCTGCCCGTGGGGAGCGGGCAGCTGGGGAGTTAGGCTGCGAGCGGCTGCTGCAGCTGGTGGTGGAAGGTGTCGACCAGCTCGGCGAAGGCGCGCAGGTCCTGCTCCATGGCGGCGATGAACGCGTCATCGCGCTGGAACACGCGCCACCACAGGTGCCGGTCGCAGTTGACCAGGGCGGGGCAGTACAGGCCGACGTGCCATTCCTTCCGGCCCGTGATCCACATGCAGCCCTGTACCTGCTCGAAGATCGCGCTGGCGTCGTTGTCGATGTGGAAGGAGCGCAGCAGGGCCGGGTCTGTGAAACACTTGTACTCAGAGCCGCTGTCGTCGCCGATTAGGCCGTCAGCCGACGCCCCGAACACGCCGTCATCGGTCAGCACGAAACCGGCACGCTTCACGATCAGGCCGGACTGCACCTCATGCTCGGCGCGCGCCATCGGCTCCAGGTCGTGGCCGCGCTTCATGGCCCACGTCTGGAATCCTTCGTCCAGCGGCTCGCCGTTGATCCGCTCGACAGCCAGGCGGAATGCGTAGTTCTTGGCCTCCTCGCTGTAGTCGCCGACCGGTTCGCCGCGCAGAGCTTTTTCGATGATCGCGGACTTGGGCTGCACCTTGTAGCCAGCGTGTTCTGCCGCAACCTTCGGCGTGTTGCCAGCCAGCACCGCGTCCACATAGGCCCGCTGGCGCTCGTCCAGCTCGCCGACACGCTTCCGGGCGATGCCGAACATGCTGGCGGTAATCACGCCTGCCCTGGCATTCAGCCAGGCATCGCTCCCTTGCTCGCAGGTAATGACGCGCATCAGACGACATCCTCTGCGCCGGCCTTCTCGGCCGCAGCCTTGAGGACTTCGTGGGCAGCCTGGCCGACCATCTTCCGCTCGGCAGCCGAGAGCGCCTTCCAAGCAGCCTCGTAGGCCTCCATGCCGCCCGTGGCAATGTCCTGCAGTCGCAGATACAGCGCGTCACGCTCAGGGCTGTCGGCCGGCGGTGGCAGCGCCCCACGCTGAACCGGCTGGCCCACAAGGGTTTCCAAGCCCTCGCCGGTTTCGGTGTTGAGGTGGTGGATAGCGGTGGCCAGACGCTCGGTCTTCGGCCAATACTTGTATTCACGCTTGACCACCGTCTTCTTCGCCATCTCGCCCCAATCGGTAAGCCACGGGCACGATGTCTTCTTCGCGATGTACGCCTTCCAGGCAGCGGAGCGGTCGCGAATGGCGTTGACCGCATCGACAGGCATCGCCCCGGTCAGGTAGTCGCCGTCGGCGGTCTTCACCACCACATAGACGCCCACCACCTCTCCTCGTTCCTTTGCGAACGGTTCCCGCAGGTGGGTCGGCTGTTGGTCTACTCCGTTGAGCCTGAAGGTGTCGGCCTCGTAGACCAGCTCCGCCTGCCCCCAGCGGATAGACCCTGAGTCGATGGCGATGTGCAGCAGGCCCATGTAGCTGATGTCCAGGCAAATCTTGCCGTCGCGCGGCACCAGGTACGCCTGCTTCTTTGCCGGGTTCAGACTGATGCCGATGGCCGCGATGTTCACGACAGCGGCAATGAGCGAATCGCGGTTCTGCCGCGCGATCTTCATCGCGAAATCGTTGTTGTAGAGCGCCTGCAGGGCGAACTCGCACTCGCGGTCGAAGTTGATGGAGCGGTCGGTCAGAACCGACGCGAACACGTCCTTCGTGCCGTATACCGAGTCTTCGATGGTCACAAGCTGGGTAGTCATGGCAGCTCTCAGTACTTGATGGAAACGGCGCGGATGCGGGCCAGCAGATCGTCCAGGCCGTTGCCGGTGAACACCTCAATGGCGTTTACGGATTCGATAGGGATCAGGTCGCTCATTGCACATCGTCCTTGTGGAGGTTGATCCGGATCACCGGCGGCGACAGGCGCATCTCGCGGCGTCGTGCCAGGTGGCGGGTGAAGGAGGGCCAGGCGCGGCGGGTTTCGACCACGGCGCGGTAGGCGAAGAAGGCGATGCCGGCCATTGCGATCAGCACGAAGCTGGCGGCGTCGGTGCGGAGGGCGCGCATCAGCAGGGCCACGAACAGGCCGACAGCCAGCGCGCAGAAGAACGGGGCGATCAGGTGGCGCATCAGGCTTCTCCCGTGGCTTTGGCGATGGCGGCATGCGCAGACTCGACGGCCGCATCAAGGCCGCAACCGCACGACGGTACTTCTGCGTTGTTGTAGGAGTCGCTATCACCGCAGCTGTCTGCATGCGCATGCTCGACATGCGGTAGCAGAAAACGCAGCGCCTCCAGCAGCTCCGGCGCGGCGGCGATCAGGCGGGCGTTGGCCTCGCTGGGCATCTGCGTCGCTGGGTCAACGATGTCTGCGGCAATTGCCACGTCGTCGGCTAGGGTGCGATTCAGCACGTAGTACTCATCGATTACGAACCCGTGCGGGCTGCCATGGCCTCCATGGGAAACTCCCCACGGCCCCGGAGTGTGCTTACTGGTCATCGCTGCAATCTCCTTGCACGCAGACGCCGTGCACTGCTTCGTCGGCGTCTACCGGGTCGATGGGCGCCAGCGGGGCCGGCTTCGGGATAGCGCGCAGCTCCTGGGCGAAGAGGCGGTCCAGCTCGCTGCCGGGCGTCACGGTTGCACCCCGTCAACCAGCGCCTGGACCTCGGCAAGCATCTTCTTGGCCGCCGCCAGACCTTCCTCAGCCCGGCGCACACCCTCATTACGGTTGCGCAGAATCTTCTGCAGGCCTTCCTGCTTCGCCTGCTCGACAGAGGGCCAGAAGTGGAACCCCTCGTTCCCGTGCCAGCGGCGCTGCGGCTCGTCCTCGTCCTCATTGAGCATGTGGACGGCGATGACCTTTCCGTAGTCGTTCTGCGCCAGCAGCAGCTGGCACTGCCAGCCGTGGCTGCAGGTTTTGCATTCGACCTCCAGCTGCACCTCATCCTGGTACTCGCGGCGACCGGTCACCACGTAGCGGAAGACACCGGCCATTTCGACGTAGCGGAACAGCTCGTCGCCGATCTTGTAGCCCTTGATGCTCACGACACAGCTCCTTGAATCAGCAGGGAGACGACCGCGCCGAAGGCCATGCATAGCAGCGCTCCAACGACGGCCAGCGCGGTATCGATCAGCGCCTCGCGGTAGGGGTTGACGGTCACGCGCGCTCTCCTTTGACTCGGCGTAGAGCGGCGGCCACGTTAGCCATCGGATCCATTAGCTCGGGCGCTGAATAGCCGTTGTAGTAGAAGCATCCTTCCTCCCAAGCCCCGTGGAGACACAAGCGCACGCTCAACGCGGCTGAAGCCTCGATCAGCTCGACGACTGCGACGCGGGCTTCGATCAGTTCGCGTCCATCCTGGTAAGAAGCGCCACCAGCACGTGCGACTTCACGATCCATCACCGTCAACACATTGATCGCAGCGTTCATGCGGCACCCTTCGGGTCGATCTCGTCGCGGAACTGGCGGTTCAGGCGCTGCGAGGCAGCCACCACGGAATTGCCCCTCTGGCCGGACTGCTGTGCCACGCGCAACTGCGAGAACAGCGGAGTGGGGTTGAGGCCAGCGGCGCGCACGTTGTCGCGCACGGTCTGGAACGAGCGGAAGTCGTAGATCACGGCGTCCATGTGAAATCCTCATCGCTGATGGAGTTGTCGTAGGTCGGGGCAGGGCGCTGGGCGTTCAGCCGGCGCAGACGGGCGAGGTTCTCGTGGCGGATGCGCTCGACCTGGGCCGGGTCCACCGGGGTGAACTCCACGGACGGGAACGGCGGCTCTGCCGGGCGGTCGGTTTCGGTGACGAACTTCATGCGGCAGCCCTCTCGGCTTCCGCGCTGGCGGCGGTTTCCATCTGGTCCCACTCGGCGCGGGCGGCGTCCTCGGCGTATTCCTTGAGGATCGGCGCGATGCCCTGCTTCAGCTGGTCGTGCAGCTCGAAGCCAGCGCGACGGCTGTCCATCCAGCGCAGATAGAACGCGGTCAGGTTCGGGACCAGCACGCCGTCGTCGGCCAGAAAGAAGTCGGCCACCGCCTCGCCGACCTTCTTCGCGTCGCTGCCGAACTGCAGCTCCAGCGCGGCGGCGCGCTCCTCGATCCACTCCGAACGGGCGCTGTCGGCCCGGTCGGCTTCGTCGTCGTTACGGCTGGGGATGCGGTCGGTCGCCATCTCGTCTCCTGCCCCTGGCCCGGAAGTGGGTGGTGTGGGGCGATGGGAAGACGATATTCCGAACCGAATTCTCAGTCAATACAGAACCGAATAATTATTCGGATTGGCCGACGAACGGTAGGTAGGACGTCTACCTACCGCTGTGAAGTCAGCGGACGAGCTTGGCCTTTGGGCCGTGAGCCACGTACAGCAACAGGCTCCAGATGCCGTAGGCGATACCAACGTAGAGCAGGAAGGCCATGAAGGCCGTTCCCAATGAGGTCCACATGCGCGTCTTGGAGAACTCGCTACCGGACCAGTACTGTTGCGGTTGACGCGTAAGCGTGGCGTCCATAGCCAGCCCCTGGCGATACTCGCTCTGGCGGGGGAAGTCAGGATTGGCCTGGATCACCCGCGCGGCAACCATCGCGTTATACACATCGATGGGCTTGAAAAGCCCGCCGCAGTACGCGCCGGCTCCAACCTCCTCGGAATACAAGGTGATTGTGCAATCCTGCGCCGGCAGTGACGGGTCCCAGTCGGCGTCCCAGGTGTGGCGCTCCCGATACTCATTCCATGTGGTCGAGCCCACCGCAACCGTGAGAAGTGAAGCCAGTACCACTGCACCAGCCAGCGTAATTTTGGCGAGGCGGTGCCACCACTTTTCTTGGACGTCCATGTTCACCCCAGTTGTTGTTCGCGAACCAACCCGGCCTCGTCGAAGCCGATGCCTTCCACCCGGCACTCCCGGGCACGTTCCATCTTGTCCTTCAGCTCCAGCAGTGCCTCGTCAGTCAGGCACTCGATCACGCCCCGGACATGGGCGGTCTCCTGACGGATCAGCCACGCCAGCCAGTACATGCGGGCCAGATCGCGGATGCGGGCATAGATGATGTCGCGGGTGGCCCCGTCCATACCGGAACGCTGGAAGGCGATCACCTGACCGCCACGCACGAGGGTAGGGCCTGTCGGCGCCTTCGGCTTCATGCCCATTGCCTGCGCCATCTCGGTGGCCAGTTCCTTCAGTCGCTCGTCGCTGATCGTCATCCCGCTCTCCTCACCCAGTTTTACGAAGCTCTGCGGCAAAGCGACGTAGGGCAACGATCACGTTGCTATCGTCCAGGACCCCGCTGGCGCCTTCCTCCTGCACCACCTTCATGGCGACGTAGAGGCGCTCGGCGTAGGTCTCCTGGGGCAGCGGCTCGGGGGACATCGCCTCCATTTCGCTGACCAGCTTCACCGCGGCTGCGACTATCTCGCGTTCCGATCCCACAGGCTGAGACGCTGGGGCAGGGCGGGTGCCGGCCATGTCCTTGAAGGCCAGATCGCTGGCAGTAACGCCGAATGCCTTGGCCAGCAGGCCGAGCTTTTCCTGGTTCGGCTTCTTGATGTCCTTGCGCAGGAATCGGTTGAGCCAGGGCTGGTTGATGCCGGCGCGGTCTGCCGCCTCGGCCTCGGTGAGGCGCAGTGCGTTGAGAAGGTGCCGGATATTGCTCCGGATCAGGTCGGCATCATGCATACCGGAATGATCCGGCATACCGTTCGTCGGACAAAATTCGGAAAGGCATTCCATTCCAATTCGGAACGGAATAATCTCTGCGGTCATGAACCCATCAACCGCCATTGAGACCCTCCGCAAGGCTGGAATGACTGAGCAGGCCATCGGGTCTGCCGTCGGTGTGACCCAGCCGACCATCAACCGTATTCGCCGGGACCTGATGCAGCCGACCTACGAGGTGGGCAAGGCGTTGGTGGACCTGGCCGCTTCCGAGGCGCGCAAGGCCGCCCGGCGCAAGAAGGCTGCGTGACATGACCAGCTCTTCCCTGATCTGAATTTCTTCCATCGGCTCAATCCTTCGGGGTTGGGCCTTTATTCCGCCCGAAAGGGCTTGGCAACGATAGGTAATTTGTGGAAACCACTGGAAACCAAACGGAATTGAAGCTGGCGTGGGGCGTGCACAACGCCGCCAAGGACGCCCCCGCGCAGGTCGTGCGCCAGATCGAAAGTGCGGCGCAAGCCCTGGCCGTCTCGATCCGCGCCGGCCACCACAAGCTCGAATACGTGGCTGCCTGCATTGGCAAGTCAAAGTCCTACGTCTCCCGGATGCAGAACGGCGTCCGACCCATCCCCGAGAAGCTGATCGGGCCGCTCTGCGCGGCGACCGGCTCCAACCTCCTGCGCCAGTTCATCGCCTTGCAAACCGCCCTGGAAGGCGCGTGCGAGGTCGACCGCCTGGCTGACCTGATGAGGCAGCATGAATCGCACCGAGACAATCCAGCGGCTGCAGCAGTGCGTGCAGGTGGCCGAGCAGTCCCCGCCGCTCAGCGAGTCGGAGCGGGCCGAGCATCTCTCCCGATGCGCGCGCGAGCAGGCCAGGGCGGAAGCCCGGCGCCATACCTCGCCGCAGCTTGATCTGAGAGAGGTGGCGTAGTGGCCCGTATCCGCACCATCAAGCCGGAGTTCTTCACCAGCGAGGACATCTGCGGCCTGTCGCCCATGGCGCGACTGCTGTACATCGCCCTGTGGTGTGAGGCCGACCGGGAAGGGCGCCTGTCGTGGAAGCCGCGCACGTTCAAGCTGCGCTACTTCCCGGCGGACGACTGCGACATTGACGCGTTGGCACGCGAGATTGTCGCGTCAGGACTCGTCATTCCCTACGGTGACGCGCTCGCCTACATCCCTCAGTTCCAGAAGCACCAGCACGTGAACCCCCGGGAATCGGCCTCAACCCTCCCGGAACCTCCCGTCAGTAACGCAAGCGCACGCGTAACTGACGCGTCAGCACGCGTCACTGACGCACAGGGAGGAAGGGAAGGGAAGGGAAAGGAAGGGAAAGATAAAAGCCCCCCTAACCCCCCACAGGGGGGAACTCACGATGGCGTAGGTCAGCAGAGGCAGAAGCCCACAGCGAAGATCGGGCTGGACGAATTCCTCCTCGCCTGCCGTGCTGTGGACGAGCGGGCAATCCCCGAAGACGACGCCGTGTTCGCCTACGCCGACAGCATCGGCCTGCCGCACGACTTCGTGGGCCTGGCCTGGAGCCAGTGGTTCAAGCCGCACTACGCCGCGAAGAAGCAGGCCGGGGTGCGCGGCTGGCGTCAGACGTTCCGCAATGCGGTGGAGGGCAACTGGCCGAAGTTCTGGTACTCCGGCGCCGGCGGCGAGTGGCTGCTGACCACGGCGGGGAAGCAGGCGCAGCTGGCCCGTGAAGCCCAGCACGCCCAGCCGCAGTTCGGAGTGGCAGCATGAACGCGAACGTCGCTGAATTCCCACTGGAATCGCTCCGCACGCTGCCGCAGTCCATCGAGGCCGAGCAATCGGTGCTGGGCAGCCTGATGCTCGACAACGCCTGCCTGCCGCGCGTGGCCGACTGGCTCAAGGTCGAGGACTTCCTCTCCCGCAAGCACCAGGTGATCTACGAGGCGATCCTGCGGCTGGCAGCGGAGGCCAAGCCCTTCGATGCGGTCACGGTCGCCGACCAGTTCGACGCCGGCGAGGAGGGCGCTCCGGATCTCACCGACGTGGTTGAGCTGGCCAGCTCAGCGTTCAGCGCCGCCAACGTGGTGGCCTACGCAGAGATCGTGAAGGGGAAGGCCACGCAGCGCCGCCTGATCGAGATCGGCAACGAGCTGGCCGGCAAGGGATTCAACCCGGAAGGCGAGGACGCATCGGTCATCGTCGCCGAGGCCACCCATGCGCTGGCAGAGATCGCCAGCATCCGGCGCGGCTCGGTGAAGGGCGCCAAGGAGATCGGCAGCCGATGGTTCGCGGAGCTGCAGCGCCGGTTCGAGAACGACGGCGCGCCGCTGGGCCTGCTGACGCCGTGGGCCGGCTTCAACCGCATGACCAATGGCCTGAAGCCCGGCGAGCTGATCATCGTCGCCGGACGCCCCAGCATGGGCAAGTCGGCATGGGCGGTAAACGTTGCCGTCTGCAACGCACTGCGCGGCAAGCGGGCTCTGGTGTTCAACCTCGAAATGACCGACACCAGCATCTACAACCGCGGCATCGCCTCGCTGGCTGATGTCCCGCTGTCCTGGCTGCAGAAGCCTGACCAGGAGCACGAGCAGTACTGGTCCCGCGTGTCGGTGGCTACGAAGGAGCTGAACGCCTCGGGCCTGCTGATCGACGACACCGCCGGGCTGAGCGAGCACCAGGTAGTGGCGCGCTGCCGGCGCGAGCGGATGAAAGGGCCGGTCGATCTGGTGGTGATCGACCACCTGCACCTGATGCCGCTACCGGGCAAGACCCGCGAAACGGTGGAGATCGGCAACATCACCGCCGGTCTGAAGAAGCTGGCGAAGGAGCTCAACTGCCCCGTGGTTCTGCTGTCGCAGCTCAATCGTGCGCTGGAGAGCCGGCAGAACAAACGCCCGCAGATGTCGGACCTGCGCGAATCCGGAAACATCGAGCAGGACGCCGACCTGATCGTGTTCCTGTACCGCGACGACTACTACAGCGAGCGCGAGGGTGTGCATTCCCCGCTCGACGGCTTCGTGGAAATGATCATCGCCAAGCAGCGCGAGGGCGAGACGGGCCGCGCCTGGGGCCGCAACGGCCTGGCCTTCGGGCGGATTGACGACTACGACGGCCCCGAGCCGGTAATCCAGCAGGCCAAGCCTGCTGGGCGTCGCGGGGGGCTGGACTGATGGCCACCACTGACGAACTGACCCGCGCCCACCAGGCCGGCCGAAACATGCGGGAAGGGCACAAGGACCGCGCGTCGGTCCCGATGTTCGAAATGGGTCCAGACGGCCACGAGCTGCGCAAGGCATGGCAGGCCGGCTGGGACGAGCGAGACGGCGAGATCAAGGGGAAAGCCACATGAGCATGGTGCAGCGATTCGACATGAACCGGCTGGGCAGGGACTTCGTTGTGGGTGACATCCACGGCTGCTTCGACGCCCTCAGTGACCGGATGGAAGAGGTCGGCTTCAATCCCCGTACCGACCGCATCTTCTCTGTCGGCGATCTGGTTGACCGTGGCGAGCAGTCGAAGGATGCGGTCAACTGGATCCAGCAGCCGTGGTTCCACGCTGTGCGTGGCAACCACGAACAGATGGCGATCGGTGTAGCCGCTGGGCGACATGACCTTGCCAACTACCTGCAGAACGGTGGGGCGTGGTTCCTGGAGATGTCCGACGAGCGGCAGCAGCAGGTGGCCGCCGTGCTGGACACGTTGCCGCTCTGCATCGAGGTTCAGACCGCAGAAGGGCTGGTCGGACTGGTGCACGCCGAGATCGTAGGCGGCGACTGGGCCGCATTCGTTGAGCAGGTCGAAAACCCACGCTCCAACAATCACGCGAAGGCTCTTGCCGAAACGGCGCTCTGGTCTCGTGACCGCATCAGGTTCGGCGATGACACGGATGTGGCCGGGGTTGCCTGGCTCTTCGTGGGACATACGCCGGTGAACGCCCCAACCCGACTAGGGAATGTCCTCTACATCGACACCGGCTGCGTGTTCGGGCGTCAGCTCACCCTGCTGGCCATCCACGACCACCGGCTCATTCAGGAGGCAGCATGACGGACAAGCGCCTATTCGCGGTGCGCCGCGACAACCCCCGCCTGCCGCTGGTGATCGACGGGGCGATATCGGAAATCCGGCATCGGGCCGCCGCCGGCGAGCAGTTCGACATCGAGGTCCGCGAGCCGAAGCGGACGCTGGATTCGAACGCCTGCATGTGGGCCACGCTGGCCGACATTGCGCGCCAGGTCGAGTGGCCACACACGGACGCCGCCGGCAACTGGAAGATCGGCCTGATGTCGTCGGACGCCTGGAAGGCCATCCTCACCGCTGGGTTCGAGCAGGAGGTGCGCCAAGCCCAGGGCATCGGAGGCGGCACGGTGATGCTCGGCGCGCGCACCAGCCAGTACAGCCGCCGGAAGATGGGCGACTTCCTCGAATTCACCCACGCATGGGGCGCCGAGAAGGGCGTGAAGTGGTCTGCCCGCGCGCAGGACGAGCTGGCCGACTTCGGGCCGGTGCGGAGGGCTGCGGCATGAGCATTCCCTACTGGTCCCCGCTGGCTGGCGCTATCCAGTTGCAAGCCCTGCACATGCAGGAAGTGGCCGCCGCACGAAAGGCCGGCGAGGCCCAGTTACGGGAATTGGCCCTTGCGGCATCACGCCCGAAACAGCCGGCCACCCGCCACGTCGAACAGGCGAAGAAATGCCCCGGCTGCGGCTCGCACACGTACGCGGTAACCCTCCGGGGCCGCATCTGCAGCTACTGCCGCACGCCTGAAGGAGAAGGCGCATGAACGGCTACTACCGCGACCGCGCCCTGCTGGACGCCGTGTACCAGATCGACTGCACGCTGCAGATCCCGGACGTGTGCGAGGGAGGCCCGGGCGAGCCGGCGCACAGCAACCAAGGGCGGCACGGCAAGGGCGGGTCGATCAAGGCGCACGACTGCTTCGTGGCGGCAGGTTGCCGGGCATGCCACCGCGAGCTCGACCAGGGCAAGCGCTTCACCCGCGAGGAGAAGGCCGAAATCTGGCAGCGCGCCCACGAGCAGACGCTGCTGCAGCTGTTCCAGCAGGGCCTCATCAGGGTGGCGGCATGAAGCACTACGCGCTCGGCCGGCTCAAGCCAGGCCAGATGAACAAGACCGAGGCGGCCTACGACGCGCACCTGGGCCTGCTGCAGGCCGCCGGCGAGATCCAGTGGCGCCGGTTCGAGGGCGTGAAGCTGCGCCTGGCCGACAAGACCTTCTACACCCCGGACTTCGCTGTCATGGCCGCCGATGGTGTGATGGAGATGCACGAGGTGAAGGGCTTCTGGGAAGACGACGCCCGGGCAAAGATCAAGATCGCCGCCGACCAGTACCCGTTCCGGTTCCGCGCGGTAATGGCGCGGGCGAAGGGGAAGGGCGGCGGCTGGGTGGAGGAGCTGCTTTGACCCGCGCGGCACAGATCCGGAAGTGGCTGGCCGAGCACCGCGGCTGGCACTTCATGGGCGACATCTGCGAAGGCATGGGCGCCAGCGGCGGCTCTGCGAGGATTCTGGTATCCGCCGACGTTGGCCAGATGGCGCGCCGGGGGCTGATCCAGATGGTAGGCAGGCACGGCAGTAAGCGGTACGCCTTCGGGCGCGCGGCCCGGAAGTACACGACACAGAAACAGGGGGAGCCCCATGCAAGTTGACACCTTTGGCGCCTACGCGCGAGCGGAGCTGGAGCACTGGGGCAGGGAGTTCGCCCTCCACCGGGATTGCGAGTACTTGGGCCACCAGTCGAAGAACCTGCTGGCGGTCCTGATCGAGCACCAGGGAGAGATGCCCGGGCGAGTGCAGGGGTTCAAGCCGCTGGAGACGGACATCCGGGCTCAGCGGATCGAGGACATCGTGGCCAGCATCGCCCGCGACCAGGTGGGCCTGACGTGCGTGCTGCGCGCCTACTACTGCGGCATGGGCCGGCGGAAGGTCGAGCGCTGGGAGACGGCGAACCTACTGCTGGCATACGTCGGGCAGAAGCCGGTGAGCCAGCGGCACTACCTCACGCTGCACGACATCGCGTTCTCCGAAGTGAAGGGTGCGCTGCGCGGTATTTCGATGGCGATCGCCGCGTGATTTGATTCGAGTTCCATGCGCCTTCGTTGACGAGGTGCGCACCTATAACTTACATTTTCAGGCACTGTGACATAGAAGCCTCCGGACCTCCGGGGGCTTTTTCTTTTTCCGGAGTCCGAATGTCCGCCCTCGCGCATGCCGTCTCACTGATAAAGCGGTGGGAGGGGTGCCGTCTGGAGGCGTACCCGGATCCGGCCACCGGTGGCGACCCCTGGACCATCGGCTGGGGCTCCACCGGCCCCGGCATCAAGAAGGGCGTCCGCTGGAGTCAGGCGCAGGCCGACGACCGGCTGGCCATCGATGTGGATCGCTTCATGAAGGGCGTCCGGTCCGTGCTGCGCAAGCCGGCCACCGACGCCCAGCTCGGCGCCATGACCAGCTTGGCCTACAACATCGGCGTCGGCGCGTTCAAGGATTCGACCCTGCTGCGCAAGTTCAACGCTGGCGACATCGCCGGCGCCGCGGCGGAGTTCCCGAAGTGGCGCCGCGCCAATGGCAAGGTCATGCAAGGCCTGGTCAACCGGCGCGCCGACGAGCAGAAGGTCTTCCGTGAGGGGGCGGCATGACGATGGAAGCCCAGTCGAGCCAGGACGGCCGCACCCGAATTTCCCTCGGCCCCGTAGAGCGCTGGATCGTCACGATCTTGGCCGGCGCGCTGGTGGGGGGCGGCTACTGGCTGGTCACGTCCGTCCAGTCGATCCTCACCCAGCAGCAGGTGACCAACCAACAGCTGCAGACCATCAACGTCCAGATGGCTGACGTGCCGGCGCTGAAGATCGAGCTGGCAAAGCAGGCCGTGCAGGTCGAGCAGAACAAGCAGGACATTCGCGAGCTGAAGCAGCTCAGGGGGCTGAAATGAAGGATCGATTCAACTGGCAGGGGCTGGCTGGCCGCGCAAGCACGCGCCTGGCTGTCCTCGCCGCGAGCGCCACTGCGGCGCTGGGCGCCTACGCGCTGACCCCCGAGCGGGCGCAGCTGCTGGTCCCGGACTGGCTGATCGGCGGACTGGCCGGCATCGCGATCGTTTCCGCCGGGCTGATCCCGGTGGCCACCAGCTTCCGCCAGAAGGCGAAGGGGCCGGTGGCGCTGACCGAGGCGGACTCGCTGGCCGATCTGGCTGGCGTGCCGCGCCCCGATAACCCGGGCCGTGCCTGTGCTGATCCCTGATCCACTGCGCCCGTACGCTCAGCTGATCCGCTGGGGCCTATGGGCTCTGCTCGCGGGCGGCCTGTTCGTGACCGGCTGCAATCACGGCAAGGACCGGCAGGTAGCCAGGGACCAGGAGCGCATCGACAACCTGGCCAAGGCGCGTGATAGCGCCCAGGCCGACGCGGCCGAGAACCTGCGCGCAGCCAACGCCTGCGGCCAGCTGCTGAGCGACGTGAACGATGAAACCCTGCGGCAGGTCGAAGAGGCCAAGCGCGCCAAGGCGGCAGCAGAGCAGGCGGCCAGCCGGGCACAAGCGGCAGCCGCCGCCGGCCAGCGCCGCGCCGTGGCAGCCGAGAAGGCGCTGCAGGACGCGAAATCCACACCGGCGTGCCGGTCCCAGCTGGAGATGCCGCTTTGCGACGCCATTCCGCTGCTCTGATCGCCCTGGGCCTGCTGGCCGGCTGCGCGCACGAACCCGAGAAGCCCCGGCTTCCCGAGGTGGTGCACGTGACCGTCGAGAAGCTGGTGCCGGTCGATGAGCGCCTCACCAAGCCGTGTCCGGCCAAGCGTGCTGCCTCGCGCACGGTGGAAGCCGTCGTGGCCGCCTACAACGCCAACATCGCGACCCTTGAGGACTGCGACGGGCGCATGGGCGAGATCCGGGCGCTCGGCCGTGAGTGACATGGGGCGCGTCACCAAGTGTCTGGTATCGGCGTTCAACCGGGACCGTGTGCACTACGGGCAGATCTACAGCCCGGAGCGCCGGCAGCTGCTGACCGATTTCAATGGCGCGATCCCGCCCGGCGTGACGATCACCAAGGCCACCTGGAACACGCAGGACGGCTACAACGCCACGATGTCCGCCCCCGTGGTTCAGGGGCGCAAGGCGTGGGTCATGCTGGCCGCTCAGTACGAGGGCTACTGCTGCATCCGCCTGGACGTGGACCTGAGCAATGGCGAGCGCTACTGCGTGTGGCACGTCATGCGTATTCATCCGGCGCGGATCATGGCCGGCGACACCTACCAGAACGGGCCGTCGCAGCTGGTTGCGCTGCCCGCTCCCTGAATAAGAATCAGAGGATTCAGTTATGGCAGTCGGAGGCAAGCGTGCCGGCGCGGGCCGTCCGAAGGGCTCGCTGGACAAGAACAACAAGCAGCTCCGGGAGATGATCCTGGAGGCGCTGGAGCGGAACGGCGGCGTCGACTACTTGGCCGCCCAGGCGGTCGCTGAGCCGAAGGCCTTCCTGAGCCTGCTGGCCCGTGTGCTGCCCATGCAGGTGACGGGCGAGGGCGGTGGTCCTGTTGAAACGGTGACCTCGTTCAAGCTCGTGCCCATGAAATGAGCGAGATGCGGATCGAGCTTCCCCCGAAGCTCATCCCGGTGTTTCAGGGGCGTGCGGACGTTCGCGGCGCATATGGCGGTCGCGGCTCCGGCAAGACCCGATCGTTCGCCACCATGGCGGCTGTGCAGGGCATGCGGTTCGGCCAGGCGGGCATTCGAGGGCAGATCCTCTGCGCCCGCCAGTTCATGAACTCGCTGGACGACTCCTCGCTGGAGGAGGTCAAGCGGGGGATCGAGGGCGATCCGATGCTGTCGCGGTACTGGAACGTCGGCGAGAAGTTCATCAAGAGCCATGACGGCCGGGTGTGGTTCTCCTTCGCCGGTCTGGATCGCAACATCGGATCGGTGAAGTCGAAGGGCCGCATCCTGCTGTGCTGGGTCGATGAGGCCGAGCCGGTGACAGATACCGCATTCGACACACTGGGCCCGACCCTTCGCGAGGAGGGCGACGAATGGAACGCTGAGCTCTGGATAACCTGGAACCCGGCGCGCAAGTCGGCGGCAGTTGAGAGGTTCCGGCGCTCGACCGACCCGCTGGTGAAGGTCGTCGAGATCAACTGGCACGACAACCTGAAGTTCCCTGAGGTGCTGAAGCGTAAGCGCCTGCGGGACTTCGAAGAGAAGCCCGACCAGTACGCCCACATCTGGGACGGTGCCTACCTCATCGCGGTGGCCGGCGCGTATTTCGCGAAGGACCTGGCCGCGGCGAAGGAGCAGGGCCGGATCAGCCGGGTTGCTGCCGACCCCCTGATGACGCTGCGGGCGTACTGGGACATCGGCGGCACCGGCGCCAAGGCTGACGCATGCGCCATCTGGATCGTCCAGTTCATCGGGCGCGAGGTGCGCGTGCTGCGTTACTACGAGGCTGTCGGCCAGCCCCTGGCGACCCACGTGGACTTCCTGCGGCGGAATGGCTTCAGCAGCGCCATGTGCGTGCTGCCTCACGACGGCGCGGCGCACGACAAGGTGTTTGCGGTCAGCTACGAGAGCGAGCTGCGCAAGGCGGGGTTCGAGGTGAGGGTGATCCCGAACATGGGCCAGGGCGCGGCGATGACCCGCGTCGAGGCTGCGCGCCGGGTGCTCCCCAGCGTCTGGTTCAACGACACACCGGTGAAGGACGCCCGCAAGGGCGAAGACGCCGAGGCCTTGGACGCGACCGAAGCGGGTCGCGATGCGCTGGGCTGGTATCACGAGAAGCGCGACGAGAAACGAAACATTGGCTTCGGCCCCAACCACGACTGGGCCAGCCATGGCGCTGACTCGTTCGGGATGATGGCCGTGGACTACCTGAGCACCAACCACGACGCGGCGGATCACTCCGCCCTCGACGACTACACGACGGATTACTGATGGCCGATAAGAAGCGAGATGGGCTGGAGCTGATGCTGCAGCGCAGGGATCTTGCGTCCGACGGTTGCCGGGACCTGTACGACCAGGCCAGTGACGACGTGAAGTTCGTGACCGTGCCCGGCGCCCAGTGGGACCAGAAGCTGAAGGCCCGCCGCGGCGACCGCCCGACCTACGAGTTCCCGAAGCTCGGCCCGCACTGCCGGCAGGTCGTGAACGAGATGCGCCAGGGCCGGCCGCAGGGCAAGGTGCGCGGCACGGAGGAGGGCGATAAGGGCCTGGCCGAGATCATGCAGGGCATGTGCCGCAACATCGAGTCGGTGAGCAATGCCGACCAGGCGTATGACATCGCCTACGACTTCGCGGTGAAGGGTGGTGTGGGCTATTGGCGCATCTGCACCGACTACGCCAATCAGGACGATTTCGAGCAGGACATCTACATCAAGCCGATTCGGAACCCGTTCTCGGTAAAGCCAGACCCGGCTGCCATCGAGATTGACCGTTCTGACATGGAGTTCTGCTTCGTTGAGGAGCTGGTGTCGAAATCCGAGTTCGAGCGCCGGTGGCCGGATGCGAGCGTCAGCGACTGGGAAGACGACAGCAACTGCACAGACTGGCGCGAGAAGGGCCAGGTCCGCATCGCGGAATACTTCTACAAGGAGCCCAAGAAGGTCGAAATCTGGGCCCTTTCGACCGGCGAGGTGGTATCGGTCGAGGAGCTGGAGGGCCGCTTCAAGCAGGCTGGCGTCGACATCAGCGAGATTGGGCTGGAGGACGCGCTGGCGCAGCAGGGCGTGACCGTGGAGAAGCGCCGCGAGGTGCAGTCGCACGTCGTCATGTCGCGCCTGACCAATGGGCACGAATGGCTGGAGCCGGCTCACGAATTCCCGTCGAAGTTCATTCCGGTGGTTCCGGTCTACGGGAACATCACCACGATCGACGGCCAGGACTACTGGTTCGGCATGGTCCGCCAGAGCAAGGACCAGCAGCGCCTGCACAATGTGCACCGCACTGCTGCCATTGAGGCGGTGGCGAAGTCTCCGAAGGCCCCGTTCATCGTCAAAATGAGCTGGATCAAGGGCCTTGAGCGGTTCTGGAAGAACGCCAACGCGGAGGACTACCCCTACCTCCCGGTGAACGATGAGGCGAATGGGATCCCGGTACGTGCTCAACAGGCAGAAATTCCCGCCGCGCTGCTGCAGCTGGGTGCCCTCGATAACGAGGACATCAAGGCCGGCACCGGCATGTACAACCCCAGCCTGGGCGCTCAATCCAACGAAACGAGCGGCCGGGCGATTCTGGCCAGGAGCCAGCAGGGCGCCACCGCAACCTTCAACTACATCGACAACCTGGGCTACGCGATTCGCCACACCTACCGGATCCTGGGCGACATGATCCCGCGCGTGTACGACACGCCGCGCGCGGTGCGCGTACTCGGACCAGATGGCGGCGAGAAGTGGAAGAAGCTGTACCAGGAGGTCACCGACCCGGCTACCGGCCAGAAGGTCGTGCTGAACGACATCAGCAAGGGCAAGTACGACTACACCGTTACGGTGGGGCCGAGCTTCGCCACGCAGCGCATGGAGGCCGTGGACGCCTTTACCAGCATGCTTGGCCAGATGGGGCCGGGATTGCCGCCGGCAATCGCCGCGCTCATGTCCTACAGCGCCATCAAGAACATGGATCTCCCGGGTTCGGAGGAGGTCGACGCCGCATTCCGCAAGCTGCTGGTCGCGCAGGGCGCGCTGCCGCCGAAGGAGGGCGAGGAAGCTCCGCAGCCGCAGCAGCCTGACCCGAAGGCCATGGCGGACGCGAAGAAGTCCGATGCCGATGCCGAGAAGTCCGCTGCCCAGGCCCAGCTCTACCAGGCACAGACCCTGTCGCAGAACATCGAAAACGCCACAGGAATGGCGTTGCTGAGCGCGAGTGCGGCACCACCCCAATTTCCGGCAATGCCGGTCGATCAGCCGCCACAGGGCGGCTTTTTTGTATCCGAAACCCCAGGCGGATTCCCGACCTGACCGCATCGGCCCGGACTGGCCGAAACCCGAGAGGACGTCATGAGCACTGAAGGAAACGCCCTGGACCAGGGCGGCGGCGAAGCGCTGCCTGCAACCCCGCCCCGCAACGACGCTGAAGCCGCTGTCATCGAGCAGACGGCCACGCAGGAAACCGACCAGGCCAAGGAGGCCGAGGCGAAGAAGGCGGAGGAGGAGGCCGCAAAGCGCAAGAACCGCACCAGCCAGTACATCGACCGGCTGAAGGGTGACGCCGACACGGCGCGCCGCGAAAACGCCGAGCTGCGCAAGCGACTCGACGCGATCGAAACCCGCTTCCCGAAACAGGAAGCCAAGCCGCCCACTTTCGAAGGTGCGAACTTCGACCCCGAAGAGCTGGCCCGCCAGACGGCCCGCTACGAGCTCGAACAAGCCCGGAAGACGTGGGACGAGCAGCAGAAATCCGAGGCTGCAGCCCGCTCGGAACAGGAAAAGGTGATGGCCTACCAGGGCCGCGCCCAGCAGTTCGCGGTGTCGAACCCCGACTTCGAGGAAGTCGTCGGCTCGATCCCGGTGCAACTCCTGCCCGCAGAGCTGCAGAAGGCGATCATGGCCCACGAGAAGGGGCCGGAAATTGCCTACAAGCTCGCCCAGAACGAGGACGAGCTGTTCCAACTGGCCTCCACCCGGCCGGACCTGATCGAGCTGGCACTGACCCGCTACGCATCGCGCCTGGAAGCAGCGCCCGCGACCGCCGAGCCCCCGCTGGCTCCGGTCCTTGCTCCGACCCAACCGCAGAAACCCATCTCGCAGGCTCCCGCCCCCGCGCCGCGCGTCGGCGGTCGTTCTCCCGTGGAAACCCCGCCGGAGAAGCTGACCGATGACGAGTGGTACGCGAAGGACCGTGAGCTGCGCCGCAAACGCTGATTACCAGGAGTTACTCACATGGCAAACGTAGGCCAGGCACTCACCCACCAGATGATCGCCCGCGAGGCGGCCAAGATGCTGGTCGAGGAAAACCCCGTCGTCGCCAACATCAACACCAACCGATCGGTGGAGTTCGGCGAAGAAGTCGTGGGTTATGGCAAGGGCGACACCGTCCGCGTCATGATCCCGCCCACCCCGGTCGTGTACGACGGCGCCGTGTTCGCCGGCGGCAGCCCGACCGCCCCGGCCGTCAAGGAAACCTCGGTCGATCTGACCCTGGACACCCAGAAGCACGTCGGCCTGACCTTCGGCGCGAAGGAAAAGAAGCTCGAGCTGACCGACTTCAGGAAGCGCTTCCTGCGTCCGGCGATGAACGCGCTCAGCGCCAAGGTCAACGCGGACCTGCTGAACCGCATGCGTTACCAGACCGCCAACGTCGTCGGCACCTGGGGCACCATCCCGGCGACCCGCACCCCGTACCGCCAGGCAGCCTCCACGCTGAACCGCTTCCTGGCACCGGCGGAGGATCGCAGCATCCACTTCTCGTCCGACGCGAACATCGCGCTGGCCGAGGCGAATGCGACGCTGTTCCACACCTCGGAAGAGCTGCGCGCGGAGTTCAGCAAGAACGCCGTGGGCATGTTCGCCGGTCTGGAGTTCTACGAGCAGCAGGGCCTGTCGGTGCAGACCAACGGCGCCGGCACCGGCTATGTGGTCAACGCTGCCGGCCAGACCGGCTCCAGCCTGGCGGTCATCACCGGCACGGGCATTCTGACCCGGGGCACGGTGTTCACCATCGCTGGCGTCAACGCGGTGCACCCGATCACCGGAGCGGACCAGGGCGTTCTGCGCCAGTTCGTGGTCACGGCCGATTACGCCGGCGGCGCGGGCAATGTGCAGATCTACCCGGCGATCATCCCGACCTCGGCCACCGTGATCGGCACCGTGACCGCTTCGCCGGCCGCGTCCGCCGCCATCACCGTGTTCGGCACGGCCAGCCAGGCCAAGCGCCAGGGCATCGCGTTCCACAAGGACGCCTTCGCTGCCGCCTTCGCCCCGCTGCCGGTGCTCGCTTCGTGCGAGGGCTACACGGCCACCATCGGGAAGGTCAGCGTCCGCGTGATGTCGTTCGGCGACGGCTACAACGACCGCGAGAACACCCGTATCGACGTGCTCTACGGCGAAGTTGCTGTTCGCCCGGACCACTCGGTGCGCGTGACCGAGTAACGCCCATTGGGGCCGGCCGTCTGGTCGGCCCCTCTTTTTCCCTGGAGCAACCCATGGATTACCCCCGAATGATCTACCTCGGCGGCGATACGTCCGCCGAGTACCGCATCGTGGCGGACGCGGAAGAGCTGGCAGCCGCGGCGAAAGACGGCTTCCTGCCGCATGACCACAAGGGAGCCGCCCCGAAGAAAGCCGCAGCCGACCCGGAAGCCACTGCCGCGCCGGCAGACCCGGACGCTGAAGCGACCCCGGCTCCTGCCACGCAGAAGAACAAGGGCGGTCGCCCGAAGAAGGCCTCCTGACATGACGGCCGTTGCTCAGATCGTCCGTGACGCGCTGCAGATCCTGCGCGTTGTCGATGCCAACGAGGCGCCGGAGGCAGAAGACGAGCAGGACGCTATCCGCTCGCTCAACCTGATGATGCGCGCCCTCGAGGCTGACAGCCTGAGCCTCGGCTGGTCCGATGTTTCCACCGGCGCAGACGAGATCCCGATTCCGCCCGAGAACGAGGAGGCGGTGACCTACAACCTGGCCAAGCGGCTTCGCGGCCGCTACGGCGTGGCCATGGATGAGGATTCCCTGGAGATCGCCCGGCAGGGCATGGCCTCCCTATCCGCCCAGGTGGCCACCGCCGATTACGCGCGCCTCGAATACCCGGACCTTCCGGCCGGGCAGGGCCAGCGTGTCGGCTCCTGGCGTGACGGGTTCTCGAACTGATGCGCGCCCAGCCCGTTGACCTGATCGGCGGCTTCTACACCGACGACGCGCTGCCATGGGCGCGGCAGGACACGGTGAACTGGCTGCCTGTGGCGGCGGAAGTGGCCGGCACTCTCACGGTGAAGTACCTCAAGACGCCGCCGGGTCTGAAGCCGTATCAGAACGTCGGCACCGGGCCGATTCGCGGTGTGCACGACATGGAGGGCGTGCAGTTCGTCGTGTCCGGGCGCTACCTGTACCGGATCTCGCCGGCGGGTGTCGGCATCCAGGTCGGGGTGATCCCGGGCGTCGGCCGCGTCAGCATGAACCACAACCAGTTCAAGACCGGGTATCAGCTACTGGTCGAAAACGGGCTGGGTGGCGGCGGGTACGTCTACGACTCCACCACGCAGCTGATGTCGCGCATCACCGACCCTGGCTATCCGGGGTCGATCTCGTCGGACTACCTGGACTCCTATTTCCTGGGTGTCGAGCCGAAGGGCCGGTTCTGGTTCCACTCCAACCTGGCCGATGCGACCGACTTCAACACGCTGGACCGCTACGAGTCGGAGGCTTCGCCTGACCGCATTGTCGGCCTGGCCGTGAGCCAGTTCGAAGTGGTGGTGTTCAACCAGCGCACGATCGAGTTCTTCTACAACAGCGGCGCTCAAACCGGCACGTTCCAGAACCGCCGGCAGACCATCACCCGCGGCTGCGCTTCCCGGCACACCATCGCCAAGCTGGATAACACCCTGTTCTGGCTCGGTGACGACGGCATCGTGTACCGCATGGCGGGCTACTCGGCCCAACCGGTGTCCACCGGACCCATGCACCGCGCCTTTGCTGGCCTGAACTGGGCCGAGGCATCGGCCTTCGTGTGGGAGGACGAGGGGTTCAAGGTCTACTACCTGACCTTCCCCGACGGGCGCACCTGGGGCTACGACGTGGTGTCGGGCCTGTGGACCCGCCGCGAGTCGTACGGCCTGGACCGCTGGCGCGTCGCCAACACGGTGAAGTGGGCCAGCAAGTGGTATGCCGGCGACTACCGCGGCGGCCAGCTCTGGGAGCTGAACTGGGATTACGTCCTGGAGGGCGACCAGGAGTTCGTCTCCACGCGCATCTCGCCGGTCATGTCCGACAACCAGTCGCGGCTGATCGTGAACTCGGCCGAGCTGATCTTCGACACCGGCCAAGGCCCGCTCACCGAGCCGATCGCATTCCCGATCCAGCCTGATCCGCCCGCCATTTCCGGTGATGCGCCCAATGGCATCACCGGGTTCCCCTACGGGCCGTATGCATACACCATCACCGCTGGAAGCAACCCGATCGTGTCCGTGAAGGTCGTCTCGGGCGCGCTCCCGGCAGGGATGGCCCTCAGCAATGCTGGGGTGCTCAGTGCCACCATGCTCACGGAGAACTCGGAAAGCACCTTCACGGTGCGGGTCACCGATTCGGTCGGGATGTACGCCGACATCCAGGACAAGATCACGGTCCGAGTCGCAATCGTTGGCGACGTGTTCCAGGTGAACCTCTATACGGGCAATGGGGTCCAGCCCCGCGCTCTAACTACCTTGGACTTCAGTCGGGGCGGCTCGTACCTGGTGCGGCCGCGCGCAGTGGGTTGGTCACACATGATGTGGGCGAATGCTCCTGGCCCTGCGAACATGAAATCCTTCGCCGGATCGGCCACGGAAGGCCCATCAATAAATCAGATCACAGCCAATGGTGTAACGATCAATACGGCACTCCTGAACACCCTTGGGACCAACTATTTCGGATACTCGTTCGCCAACTTCGCGAAATTCGCCAAGACGGTCACCTGGGTCGGCGACGGGAACACAACAAAGGACATTGCGCACGGGCTTGGCATCGTGCCCGGAGCGATCCTTGTCATTCATCCGGCGAACGCCAACTACATCGACATGTACCACAGGAGCCTGGGGCCGACTCAGTACCTTCCGATGAACAGCGGGAACACGCTGACAACGACCCCGACTGCGTGGGGCGACACCGCACCCAATGCGACTACGTTCCGCGTAGGGAGCCGGTACAACGCCACATCAGTCGTTTACACCGCGCTTGTTCTTGCGCATGACGACACTGCAACAGGGATGATTCAGTGCGGCAGCTACGTTGGAAATGGGGCGGCGGCGGGCCCGGCTGTTTCTCTCGGCTGGCAACCGCAGATGCTGCTGGTCAAGGCAATTACCGGCGGAGCCACCCAATTCATGACTGACACTACGCGAAGCCCTGGGTTCACGGGGAACGATGAGCTCGCGTACATTTCGGTAAGCAACAACGTAAGCAACAATTTCAACCTGTATGAACTCATCCCAGGCGGGTTCCGCCCTGGCAGCACCTTCAGCGAGTCCAATGCCAATGGCGCAACCCATATCTACATTGCGGTGAGGGCGCCCTGATGGCCGACACCGACCACTACGCCTTCATCGACTACAGCAAGGACGGCGGGCGCAACTGGTGCAACCGCAAGCAGCGCTCCATCGGCAAGGTGGGGCAGTACGAGCAACGGATCAAGCTGATGCGCATGGGCACCGGCCGCACCTGGATCTTCCGCATTTCCGTCTCCTCGGCCCGGAAGCGCGACCTGCTCGGCGCCGTGGTGTCGGTAGAGCCGACGGAGGGCTGATGTCTCCCATCATCGTTGACGATGCAATCCCGGATGCGCAGGCAGTCCGGGAGGCGGGCCTGCGCGCCCAGTACGTGGATTGGCCCGCCCACGACGGCGAGGTCTACAAGCGCGTGTGCCTGGAGCCTGTGCCGGGCCTGCAGGAGGCTATTGAGGCGCGCTTGGGCCCGGTCGAGATGCTGGGCATGGGCTACCGGCTCAACTTCAACGGCGAGCTGCCCAATGCAGCCATCCATTCGGACATGGGCTGGGGCACGCACGCCGCGGTGCTGTACCTGAGCGAGGGCGAGGGCGGAACCGCCTTCTGGAAGCACTTGGCCACCGGCGCGCACCGGATCGACCCGGGCGACATGGAGCTGTTCGAGCAGATCAAGGACGACTGGGACGCCGCCGATCGCTGGGAGCAGATCGCCCTGGCCGAGATGAAGCTCGGCCGCCTGCTGATCTACGAATCGGCGCTGTTCCACAGCCGCTGGCCGTTCAAAGCCTTCGGCACCGACTACGACACCGGCCGCCTGATCGCGGTTGCCTTCTTCACGCCGAGGGGCTGATGACCACCATTCGCAAAGGAACTCTGGCCGACGTGCCGGAGATCGTCCGCATGTCCGCAGCTTTCTACCCGACCACGCACTACGCGCAGTGGTGCGACATGGACGAGGACACGGTGGCTGATCTGGCCACGAACCTCATCGAGAACCACATCTTCCTGGTCGCCGAGAACGAGGGGCGGCTGGTGGGGATGGTCGGCATCTTCCTGGCGCCGTTCCTGTTCAACCGCCACGCCTGTTTCGGCGTAGAGGTCGTGTGGTGGGTCGACCCGGCCGCGCGCGGCTCGCACGTCGCCGCATCCCTGCTGCAGGCCATTGAGCAGCCCGCGCGCGATGCCGGCGCCGACCGCATCCAGATGGTCCACATGCCCAACAGCCCGCCGCAGGCAGCTGCTCTCTACGAGCGCCTGGGCTATTCCCGCTCCGAAGTGAGCTACACCAAGGACATCTGACATGGCTGCGATTACCGCTGCAGTAGTTGTGGGCGCCGGCATGGCCTACTCGGCCAACCGGCAGGGCGCGGCCCAGAAGAAGGCCGGACGTGCGCAGGCCAGCGCCGCCCAGCAGACGCTGGATACCCAGCAGGGCATCTACAACCAGTCGCGCGAAGACGCGATGCCGTTCTACAACGCCGGAACCAATGCACTGGGCCAGCTGGAGGCCGTCAACCGCGGCGACTACTCCGGCTTCGAGAACAGCCCGGACTACCTCTACGCGCGCGGCCAGACTCAGCAGGGTGTGGAGCGCGGCGCGTCGGCCCGGGGCAGCCTGTACGCCGGCGGCACCAACGTGGATCTCGCCAACGCTCTCAACGGCATCGCCAGCCAGAACCTGGGCAACTACACCAACCGGCTGACTGGCCTGGCACAGATGGGACAGGGCCAGTCGCAGTACCTGGGTCAGCTCGGGCAGAACTATGGCAACCAGTTCGCCAATGCGATGGGCATCAAGGGCAACGCCAACGCACAGATCGCATCTGCCGGGCCGATGACGCAGGCCGGCTACGGCAATGCGCTGGCCTCGGCGGCGAGCACCTATCTGGGTGCGTCCGGCGGCGGCGGGAACAGCCTCGGAAGCCTGCAGGGCTTCGGCAACAACATGGACGGCCTGATGGCCCAGCCCGGCGCCCAGCGCCAGTCCAGCTTCAACTTTCTGGGGCGCGTGTAAGCCATGGACAACTACCAGCAGAATTTCCTCAGCAGTCTGGCCGGCGGCTACCAGTTCGGCCAGCAGATCAAGAAGCAGCGCGACAACAACCAGCTGAACCAGCTGGCGCAGACGGCGTACGCCGCGCCGCCAGAGCAGCAGCAGGCGCTGATCGGGCAGGCGATGGGTATCGATCGCACCGCAGGCGCAGCGCTGGAGAAGCAGGCGGCTACGTCGGAGGAGCAGCGCACCACCTCCATGGTCAACATGGCGAAAATGCTGATGTCAGTTCCTCCGGAGGCACGCCAGGGGCTTTACGACAATCGGATGCTCCCCGCTTTGCGCAGCCTTGGAGTTCAGGCTCCGCAATGGTCCCCGGAATCCGAGCCCATCATCATGAAGAGCGCTCAGGACATCTACTCTGCCTCCATGGGTGGTGGCCAGACGCCGACGGATGTCCGTTCGTTCCAGATGATGACGAAGGGCATGAGTCCGGAGGACATCGAACGAGCCCGTCGCATCAACCTTGGCCTGGACGGGCGCGCCTCCTCGTCTGGTTTTACCGCCGTCAAGTTCACCGGGCCGGATGGCCGCGAACGCGTCGGGTCCTTCAATGGCCGGACGGGCCAGATCGATCTGCCGGACGGCACCAGCTTCAACCCGCAGACCGGGGCGCTCTCGCAGACCGCAGGCATGCCGCAGGGGGCAGCTCAGCCCTCAGTGCAGGCCACCGTTTTCCGCGCCCCCAATGGCGAAGTGATCGATGTTTCCCAGATCACCGAGCCGGGGCTGCGCGAGTCGATCATGCAGAACGCGGGTCAGTGGGGGCTGGTGCCGGATGGAGGCAGCGCACAACTACCGGCGCGCAACGTGTCGCCGGCGCAGGCAGGGGGCGGCATGTTTGTCGGCCGGGCCCCGGAAGAGCAGGCCGCTGCAACCGAGGCTGCGAAGCTCGGCGTGCAGGCTCAGTACCTGCCGCAGGAGCTGCAGGCCCGAACTCAGGCGGCCCTGGCCCAGAAGGCAGGTGAGGCGCAGGTTTCTGCGCAGGCAGATCAGGCGACGAGGGACCGGTCCAACTCCTCTGCATCGCAGGTCTACGAGACGGGCATGTCCGGTGTTTACGAGGGCATGCGGGGAACCGATACCGGCCCCATCGCCGGGCGACTGCCGGCTGTGACTACCGGGCAGCAGATCGCTCAAGGTGCAACGGCGGCGATGGCTCCCGTGCTGAAGCAGATGTTCAGGACGGCCGGCGAGGGCACCTTTACCGACAAGGACCAGGACCTGCTCATGCAGATGGTCCCGACGCGCACCGACACGCCAGCTGCGCGCGAGGCAAAAATGGCGAACGTGGACAACATCGTGCGCGCGAAACTGGGCATGCCCCCGCCCAAGAAGGCGGTGAACCCGCAGACCGGTGAAACCCTCTACCTCCGCTTCGGCCAGTGGGTGAAGAAATAATGGCTACCCCTCCGCTTCCTCCCGGCTTCCAGCTGGAAGACGCCGGCCAGAATGACCAGCAGGCGAGTTCGGCCGTGCCCGCACTCCCGCCAGGGTTCGTCCTTGAAGGTGCTCAGGCCGATGCGGCTCCGCCGCAGTCTGCCTATTCGCAGCCCGTCAGAACCCCGGAGGCGAGTTCGCTCTTCGGTAGGCTGATTAACCTGGCTTCCGGGCCTGCGCCGCTGCAGGGAAGCACGCCGGAGGAGCGGCGCGCAGATTACGAGAGCCGCCCCGCGTTGGTTCGCGCCGCTACCGGTGTCGGTCAGTTCGTGGACAGCAACATCCAGGGCATCTCGCAGCTGACCGGCACGCAGACGCCGGGGATGGCCGACAAGGGCGCGTTTACAGGTGGCGTGGCTGACAGCGATCTCGTCACTGGGGCCGCGCGCATCGGATCCGAGCTGGGTGCGTGGGCGCTGCCCTTCTCCAAGGTCGCAAAAATCCCATCGATTGCTGGCCGGATTGCAGCAAGTGGCGCGCTCGGAGCCGGTTCGAGCGGGATTCGAGAGGCGGACTCGACTGAAGGCCGGCTCGGCAATATTGCAGCCGGAGCGCTAGGTGGTGGGTTGGGCGAGGCGGGCGGCAGCGCGCTCCGGGCCTTGGGCGCCAGAGCCACTCCAGCGATGACCGCGCTCTACAACGACGCCAAGAAGTTCGGGATTCAGCTGACGCCGGCGCAGCTATCGAACAGCCAGTTCGTGAAACGCGCGCAAAACATCCTCTCGAACCTCCCGTTCTCTGGTGCCACGCGCACCTGGGAAAATCAGGTCGATCAGTTCAATCGCGCCGTTTCTCGCGAGTTCGGCGAGGATGCCCCCAAGATTACGCCCGAGGTGTTCGCCAGTGCCAAGTCTCGGATCGGTGCGGAGTTTGACGAGCTTTCGGGCAAGAGCACCTTGACGATCGGCGATGCGCTTTTGGACCGTCTGGGGTCTATCCAGAAGGATGCGCAGGAAATCGCAGACGATGGTGTGATTCGGGCTGTCGGTGGAGTTATCGACCGCATGTTTCGGCAGTCGAAAGACGGGCAGCTCCCGGGGGCTGCCTATAAGTCGCTCGACAGCCAGCTCGGCAAGATCATGAAGGCCGGCGGCGAGAAGGCCCACTACATCGGCGAGGTGCGTGACGCCATTCGTGAAGCGATGGACGAATCTATCGACCCGGCGATGCGCCAAGCATGGCAGCAGGCAAGGTCGCAGTATCGGGCGCTCAAGACCGTGGAGCCGTTGGTCGCCAAGAGTGCAGACGGATCGCTCTCGCCGGCGCAGCTCATGGGCCGTGTTACTGCAAACAATGCCGGCAAGTCAGCAATGGCGTCCGGACGAGGCGGCAATCTTGGCGAGCTCGCCAGAGTTGGCCAGGCTATGAAGTCGCCGACCAGCTCGGGCACCGTGGAAAACATGCTCGCCGCTCAATCGCTCAACCCGCTTGCATGGCCGCTGATTCTGGCGCGGGGCGCCGTAGGCGCTACTGCGGGGCGCGCCGGCAACAGCAACGCGCTTGCCAGGCTGATGGCCGACCCCGGGAGCCGTATCCCGGTGGCCAACATGCTTTCAAGGCTGATGGGGCCCAGCGGAGCTCTCTCCGCTCCCGCTGTCGCCGCTCCGGTCGTGGGTGATGAGCCGCGGAGGAACAACGGCCGCTGACGTGTAGTACGGGCCAAGTTTGGCGGCTTTCCGAGCCGCTCGGGCCTCCTTCTTCAGCCGCGCCTTTTCATCTCGGCGCTCGTCGAATCGCTCGACAGCATCCCAGAACTGGCCGATTTTTTTGACTATCCAGGGGCTGAGCGCCGCAATGAACGCGACGACAAAAAGTTGCTCCCAGTTGATGCTCATGGCCGGCGGCCCAGGTCGTCAGATGCCCGAATCCTACCACCGAACCCAGCCAGCCAATTCCGGAACCTATTAGAAGGGGCCTGGCGATTCGGTACACAGACAGCAGAAAGTCGGGAAACCGACCGGCTGCCAGCTACACCATCCCCGGGGAGGGTTCAACGGAGGAGTTCCGTCACAGGCCTCCGTTGACGGTCCCGGCAGATGGCGTGTAATGCCCCAAAAGGCGAAGGGCCACCAGTTCGCACCTGGTAGCCCTTCAATGATCCACACGTGTCGTACCACGGAGGACTATGAACAATCGTACACCCAAAACGCACCTTGGAGTTAAAGGGGCCATGAGCGAAGAAGGCGCAGACCGGGCCGGCAACAAGCTGGCCCACGCGGCAGTGATTCTGGCCTACGGGCTGGCGATCGCCGCCGTCATCGCGGCTATCAAATGGTGGTAGCCGCCACCCGAACAACCCGAACCCATAAGGCCCGCCTCGAGCGGGTTTCTTTTTGCCCGGAGATCCCATGACCGCCTTCCGCTTCTACAACCCGGCCCCCGTGTTCTTCGACCTGCTCGGGCTGAAGCCGTGCGCCGGCGGGAGCCTGACGTTCTACGACAAGGGCACCACCACGCCGAAGATGACGTGGAGCGACCAGGGCATGACCATCCCGAACACCAATCCGGTGGCTCTGGACAGCGCTGGCCGGTCGAACACGAACATCTGGCTCGACGGCGGTTACACGGTGGTGCTGAAGGATTCGGCGAACGTCGTGATCTTCACGCGCGAC